GTAGTCCCAGCCGTATGCTCCCCAGAATGATTAGGTAAGTATATCTCATCGGAGACTATACTTGCTTGTGGAATAAATTTTTTTGGGGTCTGTCTTCTTTTTTTCTTTACCATCATAACTCCAAGCCAACTCTTTCTTTGCTTAACACATTTGAATAATCCTCAGGCACTAGGTTCTGAACGTCACCAATCCCTGAAGGAATATCTAACTTAGAAATCTCCTTTGTCCCCTTCGTTCCTTTGTTGGGATTAGTAGACATAAGGACCTCCTCCTATTGAGCCTGTTGCTGGGGCTTCTTCATAGACTGCATATATTGCTAGTTTTCCAACCGTCAATGCCACACTCCCACCACTGAAAGGATCCGGGAGGCTTGTTAGTGTTTTAAAATCAAAACCCGCTCCTCCAGCTGCATTATAATCTACGTTTGCTGTGCCTGTGGTATCTACTTGCAAACCCAGCCAATAATCTGTGCTTTCTGATATAGCCCAATTCAAACCAACAACAACTTTCCAGCCAGCGTCAGTTCCTTTTGCGTTTGTGTTGTCTAGATGCAATCTTGTTCCTGCCTCTCCGCTTCCTCCATCCGCTGCATAAATTCCCATTTCAAAATTAGTTTCACTCGAAGCGTCGTCACACCACCACCCGATTTCGGTTATTTCTGTAACTCCTGCCGCTGATGTATCTTTATATGTGAATCCTTTCCCAGAAACCGTTACCATACTTGCTCCTTCTGGATCTGCTATTGGCGCTGATTCCACGAATCCGCAGTTTGTGCCTATCACTAGAGCCATTTTTAAAACCTCTCTTTTATAGAATTATTGGAAGTTTGAAAATTTATTAATAGAGCGTCGGTAGCTTCTTTGTGTTCTGCTCTAATCCTAGAATCAATTGTAGAAAACTCTGCTCGAATCTCATTACCCATAGTCAAGTTTTCTTTATTCAATTTTTCCCTAGCCTCTCTTTCAGCAACCATCAACTTCAACATCTGCTCTTCATTTTGTGTTAACATTATTAAGCCTCCCTCTCTACCTTTAAAATAATAGCTTTGCTTCCTTGGTTAATAGGGATTACAACAAGCTTATCTGTCGTTGCTGCTAAATCCATTAAGTCAATCTGAGTTTTTAATGCTAGACCAGAATCCTCTAAAGTAACTACAACCGGCGTGCTTGCTGTTAAATCTGCGCTTCCCATCTTAAACGTCCACAATCCCAAGATTTACTAATGCTGTTTGTAATGATAATGCGGAGAGAGAGGTTACCGTTTGTCTTGATACTGGTGTTACTGCGTAGAATCCAATGACTCCACCTGATACTCCGATGTTTGTTGTAGGGCTACCTGCTTCATTCTCTACCATTTTTCTTCCCCTTAGATTTTGCTATTACGGCATTAACAAGAACTACTGGTTCTTCCTTAATCTCCAAGCCAGGGTTCTTCTTGATTAAGTCTGCAAGATGTCTCTTAGCATCAGATTTAACCAACTCATCTCTTACTGGATTGCTTGGGTTGGCTGTCTTATAGCTTCCGGATGCTCTGGATGCGTAGTGTGCATAAAGTCTTTTGTTTTCTTCCTCTGACATTATCTCACCCCAGTAATTAGACTAATATATTTAGGTTTTCTTAGAATAGCAATACCATTGGTAGAAACCCTTATCTTCCTACCAATCCCTTCCTCTGTAATTATCCATGTCTGTAACGGTTTAAACTGCCTGTATTCTACTGCTTGTTTTAGGTCTGCAACCATAGCAAAGGTAGCAGTAACGTTCTCAGAAACAACCACGTCAAGCCCAGCGATGCCTGAGAGCGTACCAGAGCCAACCTTCTCACTTGCGAAGTTAGGAATACTCGAACCCTTAGTTGATACAAGCCATACAAGCAGGTCCTTCTCTCCCTTAGCATTTAACAATAATTTTCCGTTCTTAATACTCCTCTTAGTCTGCTCCCTTATCTCCATCTTTGCCTCCATAATGTCCTCGAATGGGTCTTGTCCGCTTGCTGCGTTCCATGTCGCAGTCGCAGCCGTAGAGTTAATAAGGTCAGGAGATTGGTCCTCACTAGCAATATCCCATATATCCCCATCCTCATCGTTAGCAATAGCCTCAACAACATCCTTCGCGTTATCCAAGAATACCTGTACCTCTGAATCGCTCTCGTCCTCAAGGTTAATCATAGGAGAATCAAGCATATATTTTTTAGTGTATACCGTAGCAGGAGTCCAAGATGTCTCAGCAACGAATGGCCGCGCCCCCGGGGCAATATTGCTTAACTTAGCCGGAGAGGTCAATGTTAAATATCCAGTTGTCTTTGACCAATACTTAACCTCTCTTGACTTTGTAGGTTTGCTAGAAATCAATGGTTTAAAAATTAATGCCTCTTCCTCGAATGCCATTGCTCCCTTAGTAATATCAACATCCCTTATCAATGCTTGACCTGCTGTTTCTACCATTATGCTAACTGCATCGTCGTAGGACGAAGTTCCATCAATTTAGTCTGGTTATCTGTTCCGGCTTCCATCATTATACCAATAATATTCTCCTCGTTAGCTGTCGCGGTCTTCACAGAATTAACTCTCGCTCCCATATTTACTGGGTCACCAACCCCAACCGAACCACAACAATTAACCCTGAATATTCCGCCTCGATATATTGCTATAGAATCCTGTGTTGTATCTGCTGCGAGTTTCTCTGATTGTGCAATTCCTGCAACTATACCATTCGCCGCAGTTGTAGTAGCCGCTGTCATTTTGTCGGACATTGTGCAAATCGCGCCTTTCTCGATAGTCACCAATGTAGAACACGTAAAATTAACTGGGATATGCGTTTCAACTTTTAATACTGCTTCGTCACTCATGTGGAATACGTGGAATACCTATTATTTAAATGTTCCGATTATAATGCTTCGTGCGTCCAACCCTTATCGTCAATATAATTCCCCACAATCTCTCCATCCTCACGTATTCCAAGAACAACAATCGCCACAAAAGTCTGCGTCCAGAGGTATTTCTCTACCTCTTTGTATTTGGGTATCTTCTTTAGTTTTAGAAATTTTCTTAAAATTGGGAAGACTGCCTTTTTGAAATTAACACCATACACTCCCTTATCTGATGCGTGTAATGTTGTCAATACCCTGTCGAGTGATTCTTTCGGAAATACGTATTCCTTCACACCAAAAGGGAGTTCTCTTATTTGTCCGTTAATCCATGCTCCACGATACTTCTTTCGCTTCTTCCCCTTCGTCATAGGCATTAAGTGTTTTTGAGCCTCCATTTCATTAAGAAGTCTATTAACCCCAGCCCTCTCTCCATACGCAATAAAACTAATGTGCATTAGTCCACCATCGAGGGTTTATTTTTATCAGCTTCCTTTTTAACTTCATCCTTTGCTAATAGAATAATCTTATCAAATATCTTTAAGTTAGACTCTGCTTTTAGATAGCCTGTTTCTGCCTCTACTAATTTGTCTCTCCATAGTTTTTCCTTTTCAGAAATAATCTCAAAACTCTCATCCTTCTCTGAGGGAAGATATTCTTTGTCATCTAGCTCTTTAGTCACCATGTAGCCCCTCATTAATTTCTTTCTCAATCCTCTCCCTGTATTCCTTTGGGGTCTCTTCTTTTGCCACGGGTTCAACTCTTCCCCCGGAAGTTCCGCCTAACATAGCATCAGCTTGGAGCTTCTTCTCTTCTGATATGATTTTTTCCCTTCTGTCGTTCTCTTCTTTAAATTCCGCCTTCGCCTTAATAAATTCATCAGTAGGCGAAATAGGCCTATCAGATGTCTTCTCAGGAGTATCAGCTTCCTTTCCTTGTGTGTCAGTCGCATTTGTCTGTTCATTAGTCATAGTTATTAGTGTGTCATCTACTTTATAAACTTATTGCTTGGTAAGGCAAACCCAGCCAATCCGGCTATTGCTGCAAATATTACCGACCTAAACAAGCCATTGATTCCGTAGTGCATAGCACCTAATTGAATTATTGTTAAACATACAATCGCAGTTATTATTATGTATTTATCGACGGGATTCATTGTTCTTCCTCTACCTCTCCCTCGGCTAGTAATCGTTGTAATATTGTGATTTCTGATGGGTCGTTGGTTATTCCAGTTAAGACATTTTGTCTCCCTTGTAATATCTTCTCTCTAGTGAGTAATATTTCAACTTCATAGGTATTAACTAAATCACTATTAAATTTCAATTCTGGAGAATTATTGATAAGCATTTTTAATCTACTTTCAAATCTTTGGACACTATTTTCTATGTCATCTAATTGTGCCGAGGCTGTTGGTATATCAGTATATCCCAACTTAACATTTGTTTCGATGTTTGCGATTCTCCTTTTCTCTTTTAGGATACTTTTTTTAACTTGTGCCGCATTTTCAGATGGGGTCTCTATTAGTCCCCCTGCATACTTAGTTGCTAAAGAACCAACAATAGGAATACCCTCTATTAGTGCACCAAATTGTTCACTAGCCGTTAATCCTTTTTCTATTTCTTGTCTTTCTATTTCTGTAAGTGCTAAAGACCTTAATTGTTCTGGGCTTGCTACATCAAGATTATCTTTAAATGCTTCTTTAAACTTTCCACCCGGGACAGTTTTTAAAACTACATTTTGTAATACGTCTTTTATCGCTCCGAATGTCCCACCTAATACAGGCACTTTTTCTATTCCAGATAATTCGGGAGATAATTCTCTTCTAACTGGGGTTTCTTCAGCTATCAATCTTTCTTGTTCTGTTGCTATGCCTGCCAACCGTCGCTGTTCTTGTTCTTGTGCTGCAAACTCCGTCGCCCCGATAACCCCCCCAGTAACTCCGGGGATAGCCCCCGCCCCAGTTACACCGCCCCCAGTCTTAGTAATCGCCGCCACATCTCGAGGCTGTATTCCTAATAAGGTTCTACCACTTGGTTGTTCGACCCCGGTTGCTTTTCCTTCTTCACTATAAATTATCTTTGTTGGTTTTGGTGGTTCTGGTTCTACCCCAACTCCGCCGAATAACTCCTCTTCTCTCTCTGGGGATGTCTTCCCACCTATACATTTCTTTGTGGCTTCGTCCCATCTTCCGCCGGTTGCCTCGCATGCTTGTTTTAAGTTTGCCATTATCTATTAAGTTTCGGTTCCGCCTCATTCGGTTGTATTGCTACTTGCCCCGTGTTCTTCTCTGCGTTCTCTTGGGTCTTCGGTGCCAAACTTGGAGGTCTAGTAAATTTAATTTTAATCCCTACTTGTTGCCATAGTGCATTCTCCATGTCGAGCTGTTCTTTTCCATAGATAGGCTCGAATATTAGGTGTCCGTTAATACCGCCAACCTCACTTGTGCCGTCGCTGGTTACTATGCTTCGTGGCGTGTTGCCTGTTTGGTAACCAAGATTTTCAATATACTGCAACCAGTTCTGCCTATCCTCTGATGACTTACTTGGGTATGGTTCGATTTTCGCTGTTCCCTCGGGAAGTCCAATCATATCCCCGTTCTTAACCCCTTTCTCTATTTGTGTGTTTGCGTATGTTATCTTCGCGGCGTTGTTTGTGCTATAATAAACAATCCCTAACGCCTTATCCCTGTGCTTAATTGTTCTCTCGTCCTCAAACGCCTCAATCATGGCGTCATTAACATTCTTATTAGATTGGATTTGTCCTGTCCCGTGTATCTGGTCGCCTAGTTTTTTATTAAATGTGTGGAATATATCTGTTATCTTTTTCTTAATCCACTTCTTCCCATCATAAATCTCATAACGCTTTATCCTAGCACCAACAAATACGGTCTTAACTCTCTCGGGGCTTATATTAATCATATTAACTAGTGTTCCGTTGTCGTTTCTGATGATGTTTATAAAAGCGTCACCATGTCCTATTTTGATATTGCTATGGTTCCATATTATCTCGTCAAATGTTTCCTTTCCGTTCCCCTCAATCTTTTTTAAAATAACTTCCATCGTCGTATCTGGTGTTGTCCAGCCTTGACCGAATCCCCATGTGGATATAGAATTAAGTGGTGAGGCTACTTGTGGATGATTGAATTGATAACCAAAGTTCTCTGGGGCTTTGTCAAAATAAACAAATGTCTCACCAGAGCCGTTTGCTATATCCAACGCCATACTCTCTACGATGAAGTCCGGAACTTGGTTAGTGAAGTCCGTTGTTGTTGCTCGTGATAAGTTAAGTTCTGCCATTATACGGGTATCTTAAAAGGTATTGTTATTTTAAGAGTTGTATCTGCTGGGTCTCCTGTTGCGTCGTTTCCGGG